CTGTTCTTTAGCAGCATTAACATTTACTTTAGGCTTTTTAGCCTCAGCACGCTTTGTGTCAACAGCATCGCTGGCTTTCTTAAGTTCAACTCTAAGTTTTTCTAATGCTGCTTTTGCTTTTTTAAACTGCGCACTACTTGGACTGGCGCTTTTAATAATCTGCTCATTTTGATAAATGGCAGTTCCGATAACTCGTACTGCTTCTTCTGGGGTTTCAAAATCTTTAGAATAACGCTCTGCCATTTAAATCGCCTTCGCCCTTCTAACATCCTGCAATACCTCGTTATAGATAGCATCTAGGTAACGGTTCTCTTGCTGTGTGCGAAACTCTGGGGTTTGTTGCACCATTTCAGTAACGGCAGCCTGACGACCAGCAACATCTGTTTGAGCAGATTGGTTGAGGAACATGCTGATAGCCTTAGTGCGCTCAGCACCTACGGCATTACGACCAAGGATTTGGTTGTAGATGTTCTGGACATAAGCCTCGGCATCTTGGCTAGTAAACTGTGGACCCTTGGGTACATTGCCACCCATGGTGGAGTACTTCTCAAGAAGTGCTGCAAGGTCTACACCACCAGCAGGTTTACCTGTTCCAGCAGGTGTGCCTGATTCTGTCTTAGGCTTTTTGTCTGTTGACATTAAACTACCACCGTATCATTAATGAAGTAACGATTAAGGAATTGTTCAAACTCTGGACTTTCAGCAATTAATTGTTGTTTAACTTGGTCAAGTACATAAACAATATCTTTATTGCTTTGAGCCGATAACATTGCAGACCCACCAGCAGCATCACGCTGTTTAAGTATGAAAGCAATCTGGTCACGGGCATCAAGGTATGTAGCCATAGCCTTGACAACTGGGCGGTCACCATTTTGTGCCATCCAGTTCTTGTCGCTTAGAGCCTTCTTTAGTACAAGCGCACGGCGCTCATACTTACCACGGTCTGGTGAGATGTACTCTGAATACCAGTCAAAGTTTTCTTCTGCCTGCGCACGAGTCCATAGTTGCTTAGCGCCATTAATCATTTCCATGCGTGGGTCATCATCGGAAACGATGCCGTTCTGAATCTTGTATGCGTTAATCTGACCCATTAGTGAGTTGAACTGAGTCCAACCACGCTTGATGTTTGCATCGCGTAGCAATTCTTCAGGGCTGCGATTCTGGCGGTATGTGTTCTTTGAGCCAGGATATGCACCTTGGCGGTACTGCCATTGATATGCAGCCTGACTGAAAGTGTATTGACCATCAAAGTCATTAGCCAAGAAACCAATGAGTTCTGGGTTATCTGAGGCTTCAGCCTCTGCCATAAGCCCACGGAATCTCTTAAGGTTCTTAACTGTATCCATGTTAGCCTCAAGGCTGCCAGGTGACTTAGAAAGGCTAACCGTAGCCTCAAAGTAATCTGGGTACATCTCAAGGAATCTAGCCTCTGCCTCGCCTGGACCGTATTGATTTAGGAACTGGCGGTATGTCTGTTGGTAGAAGTCCATCTCTGGGCTAATAGCAACTGGCATCGTGATAGAACTGAACGCACGAAGCATGAAGAACTTGTTTGTCTTGTCAGTAATCTCTTGCAATGTAGGCTCATCTGTGCGCTTACCACTGTTGTAGTTGTAAGCCTCATAGCGAAGCATCTGATTGAAGGTACGGACATACAGTTCATCCTGTGTCCACATAGAGCGTAGACGGCGGAAGGCTGCTGGTGCAAATAAATCTGTTGCAGTCTGTGGCATGCCTGCAGGGAAGAATGGTTTAAACGCTTCCTCAAGTTCTGGGCGATTGCGCAGAATCAAGTAGGTTGGTAGCACTGCATAAGGACCAAATCCTGGGTTACCAGGCTGTCCTTGGGTAATAACATCTAGTGATGACAGTGGAATATTGACTGTCTTAAACGCATTATTGGCAACTTCACGCCACTGCTTAGGCAGTGAATCAATGAAGCCTTGTGGAACCTGAATGACTAGGTTAGCCATACGCTCACCTGCTAAATCCTTAGCATCGGTAACGCGGTTTCCATCTTGGTCAATAACTGTCTGACCATTTACAAGTTGTGCAATGGTACGACCTGCGGTGGCTACAGCCTGTGGATTCTCAGCCACAATGCCTGACCAACGCTTTGCAGTGTTTTCAAATGCTGCATAGAACGGGAACAGCAACTGCATTACTTGGCTAGATGAAGCACGGGTACGGCGTACAATCGTAAACAAAGTACGCTCTACCTCACGGCGTGAATCTTCTCTAGCGCCACGAATGGCAGAGTTGATTTCTTCAGCAGTAAGTTTCTCTGTGCCCTTGGCAGCAGCAATGTTCTCTATGTTTACCTTGACCTGACGGTTGTAGGTTGCTCTAGCCAATGGATGGCGAGCAAATACATCTTCAGGTAGTGAACCTAGGAAGCGCATTACACGGCGGTTAAAGGTATCAATGAGGCGTTCTTGGTCGCGGAATTCTTTGCTTGTTGTAACAAGAAGTCCGTTAATATCTGGCAGGTTCTCTGGGTTATCACCGAAGCGATTACGCAGATAGTTCTGTAGTTCCCCACCTGAAAGTGGCTTACCATCTGGACCTGCTGTGCTAAAGAATAGGGCTGTTTCTTCATCAGGCAAGTAGAGTTTAACTGCTCCACGAGTGATGTTAATTTTCTCTAGCAAGTCCTCGTCTAACTCTCCACCCTTAAGCGCTGTCAAGCCAAAGGCTTGGCGAGGTGTGGTGTATGTATCGTTAGCGTATAGACGACCCTGTGAGTTGCGAGTCAACCAACCAAGAATATCTTGGTCTGTTTCACCATCAAGAATCTTGCGAACAATAGGGTCCATGATTCCTGTTTCAGGGTCACGGAAGTGCATGTTCAAAACATTTGACCAAGCCTCAAAGTAGCGTGGGTCATTGTTCTTAACTGTGCTTACTGTGCGAGCGCCAATACCAGTTGAGAAAGCCATTTCTTGTGTACCAATCATGGCGTTCCAAGTATCTTCAGCAGATGTGCGACCCATAAACCATGTCGCATCTTGGAATACTTCTGGTACTTCGTAGTTATAGCCTTCTGCCTCAATGTTCATGAAGCCATAACCAGTGCGCTGTTTAATAGCGTTTGATTCAGCACGACCAATCCGTGCGTTTAAACGACTGGAGATGTCATCAAGATACGCATGTGACATGGTGTAGAGGCGAGCCAAGTTTTCAGCAGCATCTTCCACGCCATTGTTAATCATGGCATCTACATTTTCCTTGGTGTAGTAAGGAGATACTGGTGCTTCTTGACGGCGTAAAGCCTTACGAGCAGCAGTACGAGCAAGACGGCGTTGCTTGGCTGTAGCCATTGGCTGGTCAAGCATTGGCAAATCTTCAGCAGCCTGAATTGCTGCACGCTCTTGCATTTGTGTAATTGAGCGTTCAACAGAGCGCTTACGCCCTGCGGATGCTACTGCCTCTGGTAGAACGATATTAGATACTCCACCAGCAAGTGCATCATCTTGTACGACTGCACGACCAAAACCTTTTTCACGCATGTACTTGGTTACAGGGTCATTAGAATCTTGCCAACCCTTTGACTTAACCCATGCTTTGTAATTTGCAGACTTGCCACCGAAGGCAGCCTCACGCAAATCTACTGGGACATCTGCCCACTTGGTTAGATACAAAGCCTCGCCATATACACGAACTGGCTGTGGTTTGTTCATCGTGCCTTGTACACGGAATACTGAACGGCGGAATAACTCAGGTTCTACCTTGAGTACACCTTCTTCGGCTAGGCGAATCTGGTTCCAATCAAGAGATTCAACCTTGCGCCATCCGCTTGGAGTACGCATTTCAACAATCTTGCCCGCGTTCTTAGCAGCAATCATGTCTGTTAGTAAGTTATCTGCAGCCTCATCAAGAGTTGCAGCACGGCGTTCTGCTGAACGCTCTGCGCTACCTGCACGCTTGATAATTGCTTTCTGCTCATCAATGGTTTGCTGTAATAGGTTTACATCCCATTGTGTCTGACCAGCACGGCGTAATTCTTTTTGTGCTTGAGTAAGATTATCTTGCGCTTCACGCAAAGTCTTACGAGCCTTAGTTAAACTTGCTCCAACATCACCTATTTTTCCGGGGCGACCTGTTGGTGTCTGTAGATAATTCTCAGCAGAATGTGTAGTAAATCCAGTTGAATAACGAGCAGCGATTGATGGCGATGCTGATGTTGCAAGCACTCGTGCTTCATCAAGTTTAAACGCTGCATCTGGGCTGCCATGATAAAGAGTCACAGACTCTAAATCTGCAAGCACACCACGAAGGGTACGAATCTCATCTTCAGCAGTAAGTGGTCCAACATCTGGAGTAAGGCGTACTCTAAATACATCGTTTTCTAAATCACGGATGCGGTCCGATACAGCCTTAGCAAGTTGCTTACGGCTCATGTCAATAGAGCGTAGTTTGTCTACCTCAGACATGAAGGCGTATTGCATGGTTGGAATGTCGTCTAAGCGACCAGCCATAACATTTACTTGGTCAATAAGGCGGTTAAAACCAACTTTGCGGTTAGCAAAGAAACGCTTTACGCCTTCTGAACCACCTGCTGCAACCATTGCTGGTAGGGCAAAGCCCTTAGCCAACATAGATAGTTGCGCTTCTGTAATGTTACGAACTGTGTAACCAAGGCGCATAAGCACCGAAGTCTTGAAAATATCATTAATGGTTGCTAGGGCAGATAGACCCTTTTGTGTGCGGAAGGTTAAGTCCTCAACATTAAGTCCATCTAGGATGCCAGGAAGGATTCTTTCGTGAGAATCAATGGCATGCTTTAGTTTACGCAAGTCTGCGATAATGACGGTGTTTGCTGACTCACGCTGTAGAACTGGCGCAATGGCATGAACTACCTGACCGTTTTCTAGATAAGAAACAAAGCCTTGGTCGCGGTGCTGCTTGATGCGAGATGCACGGCGATAGTCAAAGATTGCATACAACTTATCAATAGTTTGCTGGTCATAGTTTGGGAACAAGGTAGCCAAAGCAACCTTTTCTGCCTGCTGGATAATTGCATTGCGCTCGCCAGTTGAGGCAGCAGCAAGGTATCTATCCGCAAATCCAGCGCCTGCTGCGCCAAAGCGACCTGCTGAAAGTTCATTTGCTTCACGCAAGAAGGCGTTAAACTCCACATAGGAATCGCCATCGTTGACATTGAATACACCGCTTGGCATTTCTTTTGTAAAGAAATTAACTACCTTAACGATTGGATGAAGGCTGGTCTTTTGGAAAGTTACGCTATCTGCTTCAGCAAATACTGCCTGTGCTTTGGAGCGTGACTTCTGAGCCAGTTTACCTTCCCAAGGTCCACGGCTAAATCCATACTTTAATTGACCGCCTGTGCGGGCTGTGTTGAGAGCCTCTGCAAAACGCTGGTCATAAGCATCACTTGCTTCATCAGTAAGTTTAGTGATGTAGTCGCCAGCAGCCTTGTTGTACTCAGGTGATGTAAGTAAATCTCCATCTGTCTTACCCTCAAGGTATTGACGATGTTGGTGTGGCACATCGCTGAGATTGTTCATGACAAGTGCAACTTCAGGCTCTTGTGATGCAATCTTGGATACTGATTCAGCATCGCGGTACATAACAGCACGGAAAGTATCTACAACATCCTGCTCTGTCTGGGCACGACCAAAGAGGTATGCCATGGCATCAGGGTTTGTAACTTTCTTCTTGCGCCAGTATTCATACTGTTCACGAGCATTGCTGTTTGCAAGAAAATTAATATCTGTAAGTCCTTCACCCTTGCCTTCAAGGGCTTGGGTAAGGATGTTGTTTAAACGCTCCTCAGTCATTGCAAACTTGCCAAATACTGCACGGGCTGTCTTACCAGAAATCTGGTCAAGCATTGGTGCCTTGGCTGCAATGACAGCGCCTTTGCCAATAAATCCAGCAAAGGTTAGTGGGTCAACGATTGTTGATGCTGTAATGTCTTGCACACCAGATAGGAACTTTCCAATGTACTGGTTGCTAAACGCAGCATCTCTGTCCTCCTGGTTGAAAATATCAAAACCAGCAGAGAGAAATCTAAGGTTGTTATCTGTCCACTCTTGGAACCAACCACTCTTATCTCCTACGGTACGACCTGGAGAAAGAACAGAAAGGGTTGCCTGTCCAAGAGAAATGTTTTCTTTTTCACGCTCTACACGAAGTGTGTAATCTGCGTAAGACTCACCTGGAGCCTTAAATTTGTTATACATAAATGGCTGGTCAAGGATGGCTTCTACACCCTGACGGCGTGCTTTTCCGCCTAATTCGTATGATGCTTCACCAACGGCAAGTAATCCACCAACAGCAGCACGAACTGGTGTTGATGCAACCTTAACGGTGTTCTTTACGAAGTTAACGCCATCTATGTACCACGGGTCATCGTTGCTACCCGCAGTTGCAATGTCTTTAAATAGTCCTGGCAAGCCTGTGAAGTCAACTGCTGACTTCGCCATTTTGCCTAGGTTATCAATCCAACTCACTCTAAGCCTTCAACCTGACTACGGATGTAGCGATACCAGTTGCGAGTTGCATTAGAGGCGCGTGGTGATTCTGCAACCTTTGCATAAAACGGTAGGTATGCAGCAAGTTGAGCAATATCTTGGTTGTTCTGTGCTTTAAGCATGGCAGGTGCTGCCATAACTTCTTCGCCTGCGTTAGGTCCAAGCGCTCCACCAGTGTCAACGCCTTCTTCAGGATACTGGGTTGGAGCATCTAGTGGAACAATTCCGTCTAAAGAAATCTTTGGCATGGCACCTTGCGCTGCATACGATGGTTTGTTGGCGGTATTTTCTCCAGCCATCGGCTGTGATGTTTGCAGTTCATAAAAATCTTGTGCATTATCAATACCTGCTGCATATCGTGCAGGTTGTCCATTAGTTCCAGCACCACCTGTGCCAGATACTAGGAAGTTATTTTCTTTTGCCTTTGCCATGATTACCTTTCGCTATAAGAGCGCATTTAAATTTTAATGAGCAGTTTCTCCACATGCTCAGGTGGGCGCTGGCAGCGATACCGAGCGCTATTCTTTGATTACTTGCTGCGTGAACCGCGAGTTCCGCTTGGATTGCTTGAGAAATAAGTCTTTCCACCCTTTGAGGAAGCCTTCTTAGCCATAAGTGGCTTCATTGTGTTTGGCTTTCCTGCTGAACCTTGGTTTGCTGGCTTCTTGCCTGCTGCCTTCTTCATTTTCTTCATATCGTCACCTCCCCTACGCTACTGGTAGTCGTCTGACGAGGGAAGCCTGAAGATTAGGTTCACCTCTTTGGGTTAAACTTGCAAGTAGTGATTGAACATCTGGGCGACCGCCAGGAGCAATCTGTCCTGGGGCGACACCAACCATGCGACCTGTAGCACTTAGACCTTCAGGAAGTTGCCCCGCACCTGGCGGGACCGCACCTGGTTGCCCAAGCATGTCGGGACTTACTGCTTCAGGGGTCATCGCGCCAGGTGGGGGAGTCTGAGGCTGAAACGCATCAGATACTGCCTTTTCAATAGAGGCACCCTTCTGGCGTTCGTTTATGACTGTAGACAACTTGTACAAAATGTCTGATGGGTCTTGTCCCTGTGAAGCAAGTGCTGGAATTGCTTGTGCATAAGAAGCGATAGCCTGCTTCATTGCATCACGCAAATCCTCTGTGTCAACCTTTTCTTCTTCTTGTGTTGCATTGAAGGAGAAAGGCATTTGACGGCGTAGGAAGTCACGGGAAATTAATTTATCTCCACGAGCCTGTAGACCAAAGACCAATGCACGGTTCGGGTCAAGTCCTGCCATCAAACCATACTGAACATCAACAGTGTAGTCACCGTCAATGTCGCGGGATGGTTTGTATTTAATTGAGTATGGAACTCCGTTGCGTGTACCACGCAATTCTTTTTCCATAGTTCCAAAAACATTTTCGTCAACTTTGAGCGCAAGCCCAAGAAGTTCTACGAAGGCACGAGCAAACATTGCATGGGCTGTCTTGATTTGTGTATCAAATCCACCCATCAAAGCCTGTACGCCACGACCTGTGACGATGGAGGCATCAATGTTTCCTGTGCGGGATTCTGGGTATCGTGACCCTAGGCGCAGTTCTCCTTCAAGTACCTGCTGCTGTGCAAAAGCACCTGCTGGTATCTCAATAGGCAATCTGCGAACATCTGAAGGTCGTTCAGTTCTAATAACAGCATCTGGTCCAAAGGCTAACTCATTTACATCTTGAGGGGCTACGAGGGGTGCTTGAACCGCTTTAGTCGCTGCTTCAAGAGATAGAAGCGCATAGCGAGCCTTAGCAACCTGAATTGCAAGAACATCGTCAAATTGACCTCGCGTTTCGCCATCCAAGGATGGTCGCTTAACAACGCGAACAAGACATTCACCAATCGGATTAGCCGTGCGGTCAATGACGATATTGTTTCTTTGAGGGACAAAAAGAATATCTTGGTCTTTGTCATGATAACGAACAATCTCCAACATTGAGTCTGTAGAATCTTTGTCATACAGTAAATGTGCATACTCTGGGTATGCGCTCATCAATTCAGCCAATGGCTTCTTGATGCGCTGGTACATGCCATGTACTTTGCCGAATCTGTCAATGATTGGGTAGCATCCATAGGAATCCATGAAGCGGATGCGTGGCATGTTGTTTTCTAAATCAACTTCAACCTGAGCAGGTACGAATCCATAGGATACATAACGGTCTGCTGCAGTAAACATCTGACTTTGTAAATCAGAGAAGTCAACATAAGAGTTAACGATTTCTTCGCGCTTATCAGCCTTCTTGCGTTCTTTGTCAGACACCATAGATGGTGAATTGCAGTTAAATGCAGGCAAAGGTGCAATAACTTCTGATAAGTCACGGGCTGAGATGTCAACCATATTCGCAACGATTGGGTTCTCAAACGGACCGTCTGGGAACAAATCTGGGTATACATCGCGCATACGACCTTTACGAACAAGAAGTACTTGTTCCATGCGGGTGTCACGGTCAGAGTACAACTGGCGGTAGCGCTCATAGTTGTTTTTAATCTCGTCAAGCGAAAGTGGCACACCCACCTCCTGTTCTAATAGATGTCGCTAAGTGTTACTGTGTATTGCTTTGATTTATCGTATGGAGTATGGAACATACTTAGACTGTTATGCGTGCGAGCATAAGTTCTCGCATTAGCAACACGGTCACGGCATCCAAGTTCTGCAAACCAGAACGCCATCACGGTATCTGTCTTTTGCGCTTTTGGCGCATCTGGATACCAGGTAATGAGTTGTTCAATTAAAGTCTTTATACCTTCAGAGGCATGAGTTGATGGGAACTCAATAAGAGCATTGCCATCTTCCCAACCATGGAATAGGGTCGTCAGGGATGCAACTCCGAAGTTCGTGTCCCATTTGTTTTGACCCGTATGATGTTCTCGTAAAATTGCACCCCGTGACGACAGGTATTCCCGTACCTCACGGTCCTGAGTTAACATCGTTTGAAAAGCATTTTTCTCAATACGCCACTCAGAAATCTTGTACTGGTCAGTCCAGTCTTTGATTAGAGTTCTAATCTCATCAGGCTTCATTCCTGCTTTGTTTGATACATCTAGCAGATAGCGTTTCTGTGTAGAAATATCTATTGCTAGACATACGGCTGCTGTGTAACCAGAGCCTGCAGGGTCAAGCCCTGCGATAACGATAAGTCCATCCATGCCTTGGGGTCGTACCCCTGCTTTACCTTTAGGTATGCGACCAATGTTTCTTGCACCATTGATAACGCCTTTAATGGCATCAGATGGAAATGCTGAGTCCTCATGTACCTGCTGTTGCTGGTAGACCATTGCCCAGAGGTTTGGAGATAGACGACTTCGTTTCTTCAGAAGTGCAGGTCCATCCCACTTACGGTATAGACCGTCTTTGTCGGGTACGCCTTTACCAGATACTGGTGGCATATTGGTCTTAGCCCAGAGGGTTACCCAATTATCTGGGTCCTCGTCAAATTCTAAAACGGCTGGTTGTGCAAAGTAAGTCCAAGGGGAAGTTTCATCGGGGTAGCGCATAGGGTCGCGTAATTCCGAATACAAGTCCCTTGGGCGAAGGCGGGTGCCAATAAGTAGCAACTTGCCACCATCTTCGTCAATACGGGACATAACCTCAGACTGAATCCAATCAATCTGCTTTTCGTACTCATGGGCATTGGTGTTATCCACGCAGTCATCCATGATAATCAAATCGGCACGGGCACCGTAAATATGCCCTCTAATGCCGATAGCCTGTACGGTAGGGTCCTTTTCGCCAGAGTCGCGTGCCTCTGAGGATAGGTAAATTAGGTCCTGCTTCCACGAATCAGAATTTTTTTCAAAACCACCTGGTGGTCCAAAAGTGAGTTGTAGGTCCTGATACTTAGGATGCGTTAGTCTGTTCTTGATGGAGAGCAGGAACTTCTGTGCCATAGCCTGTGTCTTGGACACAATCATGATTCTGATATTAGGGTTCTGGCAAATCCGATAGACAGCATAGTTGACCGTAATGGTCGTGGACTTTGCGTGTTCTGGTGGGGTGTTGACAATCAATAAGTCGGGTGCCCCTACCTCGTAGGTTATAGCAGGGTGTACATCCGAAGGTTCTCTACCCTCTAATAAATCTATCCAATGGCGTTGGTGTGTAAATACCTGTGTGCCTAGATATTTCTCTGAGAATTCGGGGAAGGGTGGTACTTCCCCTCGTGAGCCACCTATTTCGCCTCTAGCGGTCATGGACCGCACTTTGTCTACAGCAGTGGCAAACTCAGAGTCCACCTTACGGTAGTACTCATAGGTCTTGACGGACCTGCCCACGGCATCCATAGCCCTTTGGACAGAGTAGCCCTGCATTAAAAAATCAATAATTTGCTTCTTGATAGCATCGCTTTTATGCGAAGCAGAGGTAGTTCGTTTTCTTTCCATAGCATCTCCCAAGACGGGGTATTTGGAGTCTTGGGGCTAAACTCCTAACCGAAGGCGAAGTCCAAACGAAGCCGAAGGTTAGGGCTTCTACTAGGGCGACCCCTTAGGGTCGCAGTTAGTGTTCGGAGGCTCCGATAATTTCGCCTCCTCACTAGTACTATAGGTGTCCAAAAGGTCCTCATCGGACACTTTTGGGTATGTGATTTACGCCACATCTATAGTAAATCAGCAAAAGTGCAGGTCGGAGCCACATTTATGGGGGGCGAGGACTAGCAAAGTTATGTATGTATACACACATACATACACTCGCACGCGTTTTAAAAACCCTGGGGTGCTTTACAGCACCTCACACTGCTACTTGCAACACTGCACGGCACTGCTTGGCACGCTGCACTGCACTGCATTGCAAGAACTAGCAGGGCAGGCGGTTACAACTGCACAATCTCGTGCGCTGCATACATCGCCCCGCGCCCCGCCCCGCATTGTTTAAACACTCAAGCATTGCCCGCACTGCTGCCGATAGTTGAAAGTTCAACCAATCACGGGCAGCGCTGCAATCTGCTGCCAATCGGTAACATGCAAAAAACCCAATAAAATCACAAGCAATCTCACAACCGCGTTTTACCAAATATCACAAAACCATTGTTTTACACTGCTTTTTTGCTTGTTACTCACTTTCCAATTTCATGGCGTGAGAGGTTGTAGCGTGGCACGGCGTGAGCATCGTTTAAACCGTTTTACCAAAACAAGCCAAAAGTGATTGTTTTACGCTGTTTTTATGGGTTGTTGTAATCCGTTTAAACCTATGCAACAATTCGGGCATCGGCGCAACACGGTGCCGATTGACTGGAAAGGCTCAAAACATGGCACGCCATGCATCAAGCGAAACTGCAACCAAGCAGACAACCCGCCTGCGCAAAGTTCTTTGTGAGGTTGACGGTTACATTGCAAGAATCTCACGCTCAACCCTTATCACCTACGGCAGCCCAATCTGCCCCGCCTGCAATCAACCAATGAGAGAGGCGCGTTAATCATGACAACAACTTTTGGAATGGAGTTTGAAATCCAAGGCTTGAACCCAAGCCGTGCAGCCTCCGTACTCAACAACGCAGGCATCACATGCAGCGCAACCAACGCAACGCATGAAACCTCCGACAACTGGAAAGCCGTTTATGACGGCAGCGTTGGAAACGGCGCGGAGGTTGTATCCCCAATCCTTAACCCTGCCCGTTTAAACGAGGCTCACAAAGTCACCAAGGCGCTCAAAAACGCAGGCGCACGGGTAGACCGTGCCACGGGTTACCATGTCCACATTGGCGTAAACGCCTTTGGCGAATGGGGAAACGGCGGAGAGGATAACCTCGCCCGTTTTGTTCTCAACTGGTACGCAGTACACGGCGCAATCGCTGCACTGGTAGCGCCAAGCCGTTTAAACAATCGTTACTGTGCAATTCTTGACCGCCGATACGCGGAGGCTCAAGCCAATTTCACCGCCAATCAAAACCGTGGCGCAATGAATGGCAACCGCTACACCTCGCTCAATCTTGAATCCATGCACCGCCACGGCACCGTTGAAATACGCCTACACCAAGGCACGCTAAACGGCGTTAAGGCAATCGCATGGGCGCAATTCGTGGCAAGCATGATTAATGCCAGCGTAAACGGCTCAGACCTAACAACGATTGACGAACTCAATCCATGGAGCCTTGGCACGCTGCCACAGGTTGAAACCTGCAAAACCCTGCTTGATGCGCTTGTTGTGACTGGCAATCTCAACTCAAGCACGGGCGACTGGCTCAAGAACCGCGCCACCAGTTTAAACGGGTAGCAGGTAGCCCGCCCCTAGTGGGCGTGCGTGGGTGCAATCCCCACGGCGGGCACGAACGCCACGGAAAGCCCGTTGCGTTTAAACAGATAGGACTGGAAACCATGTACGAACAACCAACAGCACGCGAGCAATTCGCCCGCGATTGCATGCTTGTACTAGAAAACACACGCCCCGCATACGAACACATCATGAAGAAAGCCAAGCGTTTAAACGCTAACGGCGAACCAGCGAACACGAACACGCACGCGTTGGCTGAATTTATCCGCGACTATGTGGAGAACACCATCGGCTTCGCCGTTGACCCCAAGCACAAGGAATCGGGAACCGTAGGCGCGTTACTTATCGCCCAAATCTGCACGGGTTGGGGAATTAATCCCTTCTATGACATGGCGCAAGACTTCATGAAAGCAGCAGCAGAAAGCGTAGGTGTTTAAACATGGAATACCTCAACGGCTCCGCGCTCGTACTGATTGCGCTCCTAGTGTGGGCACTGTACAAGGTGCGCAACTCATGAGCAGCGAGCGTTTAAACGAACGCGTCATGTGCGGTGACTGCTTGCGACCCGATTGCAAGGGTTGCGAGCGCTAACCGTGCATGTGATACACTTCACCCATTAACCAACCAACAACAACAGACTGGAGATACAAAATATGTGCGGAATCGCAGGCTATTGCCTAGACCCTAAGCATTACTCACGCATTACCACAAGCGACCTCGCAGGGCAGATGCTCTACGACATTGAACACCGTGGACAACACGCAACAGGCGCTGCATGGATTAACCCACGCAACGGCAGGCGTGTCATTAGCAAAGCGCCAACCAGCGCCACAAAGTTCGTGCCCAAAGCAGGCTCACGCCTATGTGACGGCGCGACCACTGCAATCTTGCACACACGATGGGCAACTCAAGGCTCACCGAGTATCGCAAGCAACAACCACCCAATCCCACGCGGTAAAATCGTACTCACACACAACGGACACATCAGCAACGACACCGAATTGTTTAAACAACTAGGTGTTCCTCGCGTTGGTCAGGTTGATAGTGAGGCTGCTGCTGCACTGATTGCCTTCTCCGATGGCAAGCCTTGGGAAATCCTGCCCGAACTCTATGGCACGGCAGCGCTCGCATGGATTACACAACACGACCCACGAACGCTACACCTAGCCCGTGTCAATTCCTCCCCGCTATGGCTCGCGCAAGCCAACACAGGCTCGTTGTTCTACGGCTCAACACAGGAAACCGTAGAGAACGCTGCAATCATGGCAGACTGCGAGATTGACTGGCTACATGAAGCAGCAGAGGGCGAGTACTTCAAGGTGCGTGACGGTCATGTGACCGAGTATCAAACCTTCACGCCTCGCACCTACGAACGCACAAACTGGTGGAGCAGTTACAGCCAGCCTGCCTACGCAACCGAACTTGATTACTTGGGCAGATACAACCAACGCAAGGCGGAAAAGTACGCTCGTTGGTGGGAGGACAAAGACGAACTAGCCTTCTAATAGTTTAAACAAGAGAACCCTCGCTGCGGCGGGGGTTTTTTTGTGCGCACAAATTGTAGCCAGATTATCTCTACTGTTTAAACAGTTCACTCACTGCCGCCTGGAACCAGGTGTTCCATTACCTAGTGTTTAAACAACGCGTAAAATAATTTTAAAATTTCTGGTTGTAAATGCTTGACTTTTGTTTTACATGTGCGCAATACTTACACCATGACAGAACAACAAAGAACACAGCAGGAAATCAACACACTTCGCGCTAAGTTATTTAACAAAGCCGAACACATACTGAGAGAACTCTATCGTGACGACTTTCAGGTTATCTACGCCGAACTCTGCAAAGAGGCAGGCATTACTTGCCCACGCAATGACAAAGATGCAGTGCGTGCAAGGTACCACCAACTAATCAAAGACATGAAACGACAGGAGAACTAAACAAATGTACCTAGCGACTGGAGAAATGGTAGGAATCATCATTGCACTAATCAGCGCACTAACCGTGCTTGGTTTTGCAATGAAAGACAACGCCCGTTTAAACAAGTACAACACATACCTACGCAAGCGTAACTTAGAACTGCTCAAGAAACTTGAGAACTCAGTAGAAAGACCCTTCTAATGAGTAAATACACAGTATGGGTTGGCGGTGGCGAAGTCAACGACTACTACCTAACAGAGGCAGAGGCAAACGACATTGCCCAAGCATGGAGGGACAAAGGCTACGATGAAGTAGCAGTGGAGCGTGTAAACAAATGAGTACCTGCGGAGTCTGCGGTGGCACCATATCAAACACGCTCGTACCACACGGAGCAATCTGTGATGACGACATAAAAGCACCAAGCATCAACGACCTAATGAAATCACTAGACGAAGAAGAAATGGAGGGAGAAAATGAGTAAACCAAGACCAGTCAAAGGTGTAGTAATACGCCCCGATGGAACGCATGAGGAAAAGTTGTTTAAACAATTACCTGACTACCAAACAGGTGTTGATGGAACGATTGATGCCGTGCGTTTATACGATTACAACGGCATGGAAGTAGCCAACCTATATGTAAATGATGACGGACTACTGATTGGCTTGCCACTGAATCCAATGGCGAGCGCTATATCTTTCCTATTCGGCAACACGCCCCACCTTGTGGGCAATGTAGTTGCAGTAGGTAAGGCTGATGATGAAGGCTATGACACAGACCTTCCTGAATACTTACTCACACTGATACGAAACATCAGTGCCAAACAGGAACAGGAAGCATAATGTTTAAACGATTAGTCGCCATCTTCCTCATCGTCACTGCATCGGTGGCGATAGACGACAGGTTCTTTGACAAATCACATGTGCCTCTCACACCATCGGTTAATGATGGCAAGGTGGCAGGCACAGTGGTCGCCTTCTATGAGAACGAATACCAGCGTTATGCAGTGGACATGCTCATACAAATGGACAAACTAGAACAATGGACATGCCTCTACACATTATGGACACGAGAAAGTAACTGGAATCCACGCTCTCTCAATCGCAAGTCAGGCGCGTATGGAATTGCACAGTTCATGCCAGCAACATGGAAACTTGTAGGGTTTAAACGCACTGATGATGGGTTTGTTCAAGTTGAGGCAGGACTTGCATACATACAGCGCAAGTACGGTGGCAACATCTGCAAGGCGCTCGGCTCAAATCTATCAAGAGGGTGGTACTAATGACCGAATATCAGGAACTAATACAAGGCTTAAAAAAGCACCTCATTCTCAGTGGTCTTACCTACAACGCAGAGGTACCATGGGAACCAATAATCACTAAACCAGTACGCGTTGAGATACTGGTAGCCTCAGTTATGGAGTATCTAAATGCAACAGGCTACGCCAACACAACCAAAATTTCATAGAGTTCGCAAGGCTCTGCGTTTAAATGACCGCATGTATTACACGCTGTCGTACAACGCACGCAACTTTGAAGGTGCTAAATGCTTTGGAGTACCGACCGAAGTTTTCTATCCACTAACGGATAAGTTCACACCTGAGGAGGAGCGTTACATAAGGGAGCGAGTATGCGGTGGCTGCCCAGTCATTGAAGCCTGCGCCGAGTGGGGATTAGCCCACGAACGCTACGGTATATGGGGTGGAATGACACCAGTGATGCGTGATAGGGAGCGCAGACGGCGCAAGTGGGGACTAACCGACCCTGCCTTGAGCAACAACCAAAGATAGGTTAGACTAGAACAGCAAGCACCGCCTAGGTACCAGTCCCGAAAGCGGTGCTTGTTTATTTATGAAGCAGATTTATCACCAGTAATAATACGAATAGCCCAGTCAAGACCAGTGTTTAAACCTTTAGACCATTCATCTTTCTCTGTAATCTTTGAGTACTCAATTTTCTGTACAAACTTTTGTACGAACGCATTGTGTAGAAGGTTAAATCTTTCAAAGAATTCATCTTCCGTCATAGTTTAAACACATTGTGCATGAGCATAAATATCTCATCAGATAAATCATCAAGAGTTCCATCGTTGTAGATGGCGCGTTTAAACATGTGATTATCTAAAGCGTGTTCACTGATATGGTCATTGACTGCAGCATGGTTGTGTCTGTTGATGCGCCACACTTCCCCGCCTTGGCTCTCAATCATGCGTGCTTCGTTAGGAAAGCGCACATCAGGAATGACAATGCGTTCCCCTTCTGCAATCTCATTGAACAAACGCCACACCCACACATCTTCATGGATTAACTTACGCCCGACTTCAGTGCCCATGACTTGTAGCAAACGGCGCACTTCATCTTTAGCCTTGGCTATCTCCCACCCATACATCTGGACTATCTCGTTTAAACGGTGACCATCGTGAAGAATGGGGTTCAACGCAAGCAACGCCTGTCTTATTCCATCTGCAAATGCCATTCGTTTAAACCCATAGTTAAGCACGAGCAACTCGGCAACTGTATCTTTACCACTGCGAGCGTATCCACTCAGTCCGATAATCATTCCTACTCCTTCTTGTATGGGTCGTCTAACTGTTCTTTACCGCAAGTCATGCACCAGTAGTACTCAACTGGGTCGTCAATGCCATCACCTGCTAGTGTGCCAATCCAAAAATGGACACCAAACAAACACTTTAATCTGTTGTAATAATGCCAAAGATAAATCATTCTTGTTCCTCTTGGTTTCTAATCTCTGCTCTTGCTTCTGCGTTACTGCGAACACGCCTACGCCCACGCCACTGCGGTGCTTCGCCACCCAACCTGTCTTGCAACTTGGTTAGCGCACGCTTGACACGCTTACGCATCGCTTCTTCGGTGGCACCGTATGATTCAGCAAGCGCACCAAACTCCATACCACCATCGGCATAGCGCATACGCAACAGGTTTCTATCGTTCTCGTTTAAACGCTCTAGCCCTGCTGCTACATCTGACAGTAGCGCGACACGATTGCCACCTTCTGAAGGTTTAGCACTGCGTGAAATGTATTCACTACTCATGTCAGGCGTATCAGTCCACCCCTCATGAGTCCACACATCACGCAACAGTTCATGCAATACCTCATGTGTGTAGTAGAAACTGTCATTCATAGGTGAGCGTGACAAATGCGAGCGCTCTTTAGCAACATACTTTTGCGCTTCGTTATAGAAAGTCTTACGCAGTTTAAACTTCAGGCTTTCTTCTGCTGTCCACTGTTCCACCTTGTGCCAGTGTTCAAGCGCCCACAAAGACAAGTGCTGGTACACATCGTCAGTGGTTACAATCCCACGGTGCATGCGGTTAGCACGGGTTGCCACTTGACGGGCAACGCCGTAAATAGTTTCCCAAACTTTGTCTTGGCTATCCATCGTCACTCCTCGTTAACTATCTCATCAACCCAGTAGTGTTTAAACTCTGCAGCATCTACGAAGATAACAAGGTCGCGCTCTTTAGTATCCCAACGGGTATGGAATACGGGTACGATATTGCCTAGTTCACGGGCTGGTAGAATCAACAACCCATCAGCAAATCTAAAACAAATACGATGGAAACACTCAACCCCATCTGTATATGGTGGAGCAATTAGCATCTGTTGTAACTTATTGAATGGAAAAATGGCAGGTTTACTACTGTCACTCTTAAGCCACTTGATTTCCATGTCACCGATATAGTTCTCACGGTCATTGCCGTGCAATTTAGTTACATGATAGTCAGTAAAATAAAAGCGAGGCGTGGTATAAAACTTCCACGGGTAAAGTTCAGCAAGTTTGGCAGCCATGATTTTCTCACGCTTACCGTCACCGTATACTTGGCGTATTGGTTCCAATTAAACACCTACTCGTTTGCGTAATCCCTCTGCTCCTTCAGCAAGGAACACATCGTTTACATCTTGGTTATCGGGCATGAACACGGGGAATACATTGTCCAATTCACGGGTGATTGTCTTAGCCATCTCTTTGCCTGCGTTATCACCATCGCAGAACAACATAATCTTTTCCCAGTCAGCAAGGACACGGGAGTAAAACGGTTTCCAGTTGTTAGCACCAGGCAATCCCACAGCAGAGAAGCCCACTTGTGTGGCGATGATGGTGTCTAATTCACCTTCGCAAATCACAAGGAAATCTGTATCATCATTGAGCGCCTGAACATTGTAAATGTGGGTGCTGGCTCCTGGTCTTGATAGATACTTCGGTCCACTGTCATTGTTTAAACTACGGAAACGAATGTCAATCACACCTGATGGAGTCAAGTAAGGGATAGCCAACTTACCAAGGTAAGGTTCATGCCCTGCTTCAGGATTCGCCACGAAGCCGAGGCGGAACATACGAGCCGTTGCCTCTGCTATACCGCGACTCGCTAGATACGGTAGCGCTTCGCCTAGGCTTCCTTCGTAGTTCTCCGTTGCTTTCGCCAGTAATTCTCTCTGCGATTTTGAGAGCCTCGCCATAGGTAACTCCTTCTCGTTTCATAATGAGTGAATACACATCGCCTGCCATGTCGCAAGCAAAACATCTAAAGCCACCGTTGTCTATGTTTAAACGAGCAGACTTTACATGGTCATTGTGGAAGGCGCAACGCACTGATTGCCACCCGCCACGGTTAGTAGAGATTACAAATCCGTAGTGTTCTAATACTTTAACGATGTCATGCTTAGAGGTTGGCGAGGACATCACTGAGTTTCTGAACGACATACGCTTCACCAACTCCCTTGTTGCTTGCCTTGATAATCACCAGTGGGGTAGGTGCAACGGCTAGTCGTTTAGCAACTCGGTAGTTCTCTGCCTCAATCTCTGCCTCACGAATCCAACCCGATAAATCAATGCGACCATCACGGCGTGGAGCCTTGGCTTCAACAACATAGGCACCGTTAACTCCTGGAACAAACACATCACCAACATCGTTGCGACCTGCACGAGGTAAGCGTTGTGCGTTTAAACCTTGCTCCATAAACCAATCGGTTAGGTCAATCTCCCACGCTGCGCCTCTACGCTTGTTGCTCTTTTGTAGACTCACGCTCTCTCCTCTCTGCTGCTTCAACTGCTGCCCAATACAGGTTGTAGTAGGCATCATCAAATGCAAACCGTTTCATGTGCTTGGCAATCACACCAGTGTGGGCATGTACGGGTATGCCCGCAGCCTTAACCTTTCGGAAGAAGGAAATGTCCTCACCAATAAACTTCTCGCCACGCTCGTTGTTCTCACCAAACCAAAACTGATTTGGGAACTTCTCGTTTAAACTTTTGAGTACGCTCTTGTGCATCATCACTAGACCCATACCCGCATTGTCAACCTTTACTACTTGGTTCTTAGGTAAAGGGTGGAGATAACTAATCTCATACTCGTTGCCTGTTTCATTAAAGACACATGGCATTGGCTGCATGAGCGAGCCTTCCATGTTCTTACTAATGAAGTAGACACCGCTTACTACGGGGCGTGCAACTTTGTCAGCCGTATCCCATAGAGTCTTGAGCATCTCTTTAGTTAGCACAATGTCAGAATCAACCCATAACGCCCAGTCAGTCCCAACCTTTTGCCACATCTCTATGGCAGCCTGTCGCTGGCGAGCAATCTGATTACCTTGGACACGGATAGCATTGTTAACTGGCACGCCAACACTTGCTGCGTGAATCAATGTATAGACCAAACCTTCAGTGAACTTGCCATCGGTTGTGCCATTATCACACCACACGATAGATAAAGTTTCTTTGTTGCTATGAACCATGGTTATGAATCCTCTTTTCAGACTTATCAATAACTGTCATTGCGTTCTCGGCTAACTCTTTAAAGTTCTCCGACATAAGAATTAGTTTTTCTGTGACTTCCCTTCTGCATCCTTCGTCACATTCTTCCCTGAGATGAGAAGCAAGTTGTTCCACATAGTCAGCAAACTGGAGTGACTCAAGCCAGATGGCGGAAGGATTGAAGATTTTGTTTGTCGCTTCATCAACATATTCCACAAAGTTAGGAAGTTCATTCAGTAGAGTTTCCTTCAGTTCCTGTGGAATGTTCGCTTCCTGTATCGCTTCCTCCACCATCTCTGGTGTAATTGACTGTTCCAACTGAAAGAAGTGTTTTGTATTCTTCTTCCGTGAGTTCTTTGAACTGTCCCGTTTCTTTCTTGCGCCAAACATAAGTTCTCCATCCCACTGTCCAAGTAAAGTTCCTAGGTAAAAACATTAACTGCGCTTTCATATCTGTAATCAGTGTCTTAGTTGGCACGACCACATCTTGGCTATCAATGGAACCTACAAGGCTGCCTTCATTACCAACCTCTGTTAGTTCCCAATCAGAATTCGTCATAATCATCCTCGTATTCGGGTTCGTCAAAATCAATTACAATATCTATGACCGCCATCGTAATGATGAGTGCTACGCCAACAAGTATTCCGAAGGCTGCAAGGATTGCAAGCAAAGTTTTCACGGTGCCACCAAGTCCTTAATCTGCATACTGGCAGGGTCATAAGCAAGCCATACTGGTGTAGCACCATTGGCATCGGCTGGTCCATATCGGTTCTTCACAGCACACACACCCATTGATGCAAGTTGTCCGTGTACTGTAAGGATTAACGAAGGAGTCTGCGCAATTTTGCCATGCAACGCAGAGCGTGGCGGGCAAGGATTACCATTGACACCTTCACTTGTATGGTGACACACAACGACAGCAGCGCCAGTATCTCTAGCCCACCACTTGAGTTCTCTCATAAGTGTGCGTAATCCGCCCCACTCATCTTGTCCATCAAGGGTTACATCTACTGCGTTATCAAGCACAATGAGTTCAACATCTTTACCAAGTCGCTCACGAGAAGCAAGGATTGCATCCTCAACATCTTTAAGCGTAGGTGCTGAATCAAACTCCCACATGATGTGGTCAGCAGGCTTTAGCATCTGTGCTGCCCATTCCCTGTCTGCTTCCATCATTGGTTCTACTTCTGCCTGTGTCCTACCAGTTAACATCGCAAGTAAACGCAGGCTCATAGTGTGAGAGTGCGTATCTGCTGAGATGTATAGCGTTGGTACTTGCACATGCACTGCAAGTGACAGAGCAAGTGTTGATTTACCAGCCCCTGGAGGACCAGCAATCATGCTTACTTCGCCCCGTCTAAACGCTATCTGCTGCTCCAGCATGGAGCGCCACACTGTTGGAAGCGTGGCACCCCCTGCTGATGCAGTCCTGATTGCGCGAGAAAGGAGGCGCATGAACTATACAGTTACCTTGTTTTGGCAAGCCTGACCCTGTGGCTTAGGGCAAGCGTAGAACGCCTTGTATGGGCGACCAGTAGCCTTAGCAATACCTGCTGGTACGAAGCGCATTGGTCCTGCACCGCAAGCACAGTCAGGTGCGCCTGCTGCTGGTGCTGGTTGTACTGGGCGTGGTGCTGCGGTTGTGCCGTGTACTGGCACAGCATTTGGAAACGCATCCTTGACAACTGCCATACCTTCAACAGTTTTCTCAAGGTCAACAAGCGCAGCAAGGCGCTGTGTTAGTTGGTCAAGCAACAAGTCAAGTTCAGCACCATCTTGGGCACGAAGGTTAATCAACATGCCATCCTTCTTGGTCTTGAAGTTGATTTGGATTGGTGAGTTTTCACTCATCTGTATCTTCTCCTAGTTCGGGGTATTTGTGTGATTCGGAACCATTAACTGCATAGCATGCGTGATTGACAGAACATGTACCGCACATAAAGCCTGGCTGTGGGATGAAGATGTTGTTGTCTACCGCAGTCTTAAAGCCCTTAACCTGTGAGGCTAAGCGCCGTTCAGTGTAGTGAGATAAATCTACTGGCTCGGTTAACTCACCAGTACGAGCCATGAAGTAGGCACCCTTAACAGGGCGGATACCCATAGCCTTCTCGCACATAATCGCGTATGTACCTAATTGGGTGTAGGTAACAGGTGGCTTGCTTGAAGTCTTGAGGTCAACGACTACAAGTTCCCCATCGGGAGAAACCATAAGTCGGTCAAGAAATCCTTTCATCAAGACTCCACCGATTTCTACATTGAGTTCAGTTTCAATGGCTGCTTCACCACCTGACAGCAGGTATGGCTGGTACCCACTATCCTGTCTAAACTGAATCCAAAAATCCACCATCTTGGGTCCATTGTCCAACCACCACTGCGCATCCTCTTTGTTGGGATACGCCTTGGTAGCCCTGCCACCAGCACGGAACGGCATGCCGTTGTCAGCAAGACGATAGTTCTCCTCCCACCGTGCAGCAAATACTGCAGTAGGGTTGAAGTCCCCTTGAAGGGGTGGGATTGTGTCGTATATTTCTGTTGCCTCATGTAGAGATTTGCCACCTACTAGCCAGTAGGATGGGTTCTCAGGCACTTTCTGTATGCGGGTAAGGTAGAACGACCAGCCACAGTTAAGCCATGTACTCATGGCGCTGTGGGAGATGTATCCCTTCCCTGTTTTTTCTTCTAGTGTCATAGCAATAGAGGAGTTTACATGCACCTCGCTCCTCTATCCTGCGACACGCCGAGAGAACTACAAGGCTGTAATTCAAAAATCGCTATACTCCTGTTCGTGCAGAACGGGTTAAGTGTATGTGTCTGCTGAAGCGTAAGCGAAAGCAGAGCGTAGTTAAGCACAGTTATCGCGGAATTCCAACTCATGCCTGTCCTTGTGGCAGTGTTGTTTTAAAAGTTAATTGCATTTTTGAAGATGGCGAAATTGTTTTGTGGTTTACAGAAGCGGAGTGCGCATTGTGTGGCGCTGAGTTGACAGCACCTACTCCACTTGATACTGTCGGCACGCCTTGAAGTAATAGGGGAAGTTATTTCAGGGTACTTTCTACTAACGGACAAATAAAAAAAGCCCCCGCTCATCAAGATTTCTCTTGACGGCGGGGGTCTTTTGTTTAAACAGTATTAAGTTATTTTGCTCTGCCGAATTCGCTTGCGGAAGGGTCCAACCACTTCAACACTGGACCGAGGAAGCCTGCGAGGGCAGCCATGCCTAGTGTTTTCAAATCGGTTTCGCCAGCGAGGTAGAGCGCGATTGCAGCAGATGCTGCAGCACGGAACCATGTGAGCGATACTTGCTTTAGTGTTTCCATTATTTGCCTTTCTTGTTAGCCAAACCATGAACCTTGCAGCAGGTGCATACTTCAGATACAACCTTTGCAGGCTTTTTCTTAGGTGATGAACCGATGGCTTCTGCCACTATCTGCTTGGCTAGGCTTGGTTGATTTTTCCACCAGAACCAAGGGCTTGTATCGTTGGCAAACTCTGGCTTGATGGAACAGTGCAGGTGTTTATTATGCGGATTACTACCCGTATATTTTCGGTCACCCTGCTTGGCGTATTTCCGTGACCAAATCTTTCCGTTGAAGATGAGATAGTCAACTCTGTTATCTTCTTTGAGTTTCTGAAATATCTCGTGACAATCAATTCCGTTTGCGGGGTCATGGGTTAAGTCTACCGCAAGACCTGTGTTGTGGTCTGAGTTAGGACTTAGTTTTAAATGTGCAGTGGAAGGGAGTAAACCGTCTGAGGCTTTCTTGCGTAGGGGTGCAAGGGCAGTCGCCTGGCGTAGCATGGACATGGCAGCAGGGCTGGCAGACTTGGCAACCTTGGGTTTGTTCATTGGTCACTTCCTCAAAACTTCTTTGACTAGTTCGGTTAATAGGTCAACTTTTTCTTCAAGGTTATTTACCTTGTCTTTAAGACTTGACCCGCCATTGGGTTTGAGTTCCGACAAGTAGTGTTTAGTTAGATGCTTGACACCCATGGCTAGTGCGCCTATTAGGGTGGTTACGGATACGGCTAAAGCAGCCCAATCAGCAGGAGTCATGTTTCTATCCTTATGTGTTTATACGACAGTGCGTGCGGTTATCATTAAAATTCCACCGTAGCCTGAGAAGTTTCCAGATGGTGGGGTTGTGCGGGTGAAAGACACCTGCTCAATCACTGCTTCAATAGGTTCTCCATCAGCAGTGAAATCCTGAATGATTACGGTTTCGCCTTGTGCTTCCATCTGCTCCAGTGCTTGGAGTCTGCCGAGTGCGTAGCCCTGGAAACCCATGATGTTTTTATTGCGGTCACGCTCGGAGTCAAAACAAAAGACAGGGATTTGAATAACACGAGCGCGGGTAGGAGTAGGCAGAGCCTTAATAGAGTAACCGTAAATAACAGCGCCAGTCGTGGCAGTTGTATCGTTACGATTGAGGCGGAATTTAAACTGCGCTTCAACTCCAACATCTTCAAAAACCGATGACAAGTCGTAGTCATAATCAGTAGTACTCCCTTGTGCTACGGTACGGAAGGCTGTATCTACTCCGTTTTCTACACGGAAAATATCAATGTCACCTTGTAGCGTACCTTCAGTGCGTAGTTTTAAACGCTTCCATGCTTTGTTCTCAAGGGTTTCGTAACGAATAATACCTGTGGTTAGTTCACCTGATTCAACAAGTTCAGTGGCATGCTCAATAAATAAACCGTCACCGTTTACACAGAAGGCAATTCTGCCATCACCTAAATTACAGACACCCTCTACCTTACCAGTAGTGGATTCTGCATAGACATCAGTAGCATAGGCATACGCGCCATTTGATAAGGGTGATGATAAGTCAACACGGTATACGCCAGAGTATCCACCAACGCCAGAGTCAACACCAGCAATAATGAACTTGCTGTATGCGCTCATCTTGAATACACCCAAGTTGTTTTCAAATATAAGCGGTCCGTAAGAAAGGTCGCCAACTTCATTGGCTATTGCGATACGCAGACCTCTGCTTGTTCCTATGGCAACATAAGTTCCAAGGTAGCCAAGCAAACCAGTTACTTCTTCTCCACTTGGCAGCGTTACTACGCTAGTCATGGTATTTAAAGTTCCATCATTTGCAACAGTAATCTTGTAGACATTACCCTGCTCACCAGAGAATCCACCAACATAAATTGCTGCGCCACCTTCGGTTATAGCCCTGAAGGTATAACCAGTTGGCATGGTGCTGCTGCCGTTTACTGGGGTAAGCGTGCTGAGGTTGATTGAGGAGCCAGAGTTTCTATTAATTTCATAGACAAATGTGTTTTTGTTTGTGTCATGAAACCCAAGCATGAAACGGTTTTTGACATAGGCAATAGTTGCTGTTTGTGCGTTTGCTGTATTGATTGCGTAGTCCTGATGTAGGGCAGGGGAGGTTTCATCAAATGAATATCTCCACACCTTAGTTGGCGTTACCATCATTAAGTCATTACCGCCCATGGCAACAGCAATGATGTTCTCAGTAATTGCAGAGTTGTTAATAATGGTTGTTTCTGAATAATCACTTACTCTGATTCTTAGGACACGGATTGTTTCCGTGGATGAATACTTAACTAATATCAGATACTCAATGCCACCAATGATGGTGTTAAATACACGGCTATCGCCAGTTACTGCCTCCTGTAGGAATGTTCTGCGAAGCAGAGAGATTCTTCCTGGAGTCCAAGGATTGATGCCGACAGATGAACTAAAGCGAAAGCGTGCTTCCTCTAAGGTTCCAGTGATTGGCTCTTGGTATGTGCTGCCTGTTCCAAGGTGGAATGATGACTGGCTGCGAATCCAGTAACCTGAACCTGAGAGTGACTGCTCACCTGGGTCGCGTAGTTGGTCTACACGCTGAGTACGAAACTCTGCAGTCTGACGGCGATACGGAGTATTGTCTGTAATCGCTGCAATGAAAGGCATGCCACCAATAGCAAAGTCATACTTGTATGTGGTTGGGTCGTAGTATGTGGAGATGCGACCCGATAGGTCAATGATTACGCGTTCAGATATATCGGGCGGTCTGCTGTCTACCATGCTGCTCCTTTAAATTGATGTCCAATCACGAATGGTTCCGCCACACTTGGGGCAGATATAGGCTTCATTCTTGCCTTCTTGAATCCATTGTTTATGGGCTGCGTTGTGGGCAGCCCAGTCAATGTCATTCATTACTTGCCTAGTGCTGCGATTTCTTCTGCGGTTAGACCGAGTGCTGCTAGTTTGGCTTCGGCTGCAGCCTTGGCTGCTGCCTTTGCTTCCTCTTGAGCGATGCGTTCTGCTTCTGCTACAGCGAAGGCTGCTGCATCTGCTTCACGCTGTGCGATTTCTTCAGCAGTGAGTTCTACCTCAGTGGTGACTCCTGTTGAGCAATCTACTACGAGTTTGGTTGGCATTGTTTTCTCCTTATGAGTTCTTGATTCCGTAAAGGGTAGCGGTTGAATATTGGACAAAGGAACCATTGTTTAAGTCTAAAGTAATGCTTGTAATTGCAGAACTTAATGATATTCTTCCAGCAGTAAAATTAACAATAGCAATAGTAACATTGTTTTCTTGTACTGCATCTACAGAATAACTTTTATTATTACTTGAAGTATAGTTTGAAATGTAATATTCAAGATTTCCAAAGGCAGATGCTGTTGCAGTAGAACCAGGAACATAATAATCCAAGTCATACGTTGTTGCGCTGTATACGGTATCTCCGTCAGCCCACGCTCTCCGTTTAGCATAGTTTCCAGATGTTGTGTTATTGTTAAAATATAACCAACCACTGTCAATAGTATTTGATGCTCTATCGCTACGCAAAGATGCTTTTATTGATAGGTCGGTATATGTTGCAGGAATATTGGTAAATTCAATAGTTCCTGAGCCGCTACTTCCAACTTCAACAGTGGCTATTTTTGTATACGTAAAAGGCATAGTATCTCCTAAGCAGCAGTAATGCCGTAGAGTGATGCAGTTGAGCCTGCGATTATATTTCCACCATCGGAATAAAAAAAGTTAATAGATGTTATTGCGGAAGTTGAGCGCCATAAACCACCTATTGCATCAGTTGCATTACTGGCATTATTTGCTCTTGATAAAAATGTTTTATATGTTGTGCTGTTAGAATAATTTAATATTTGAACAACATAACTTATATTTCCTAATGTGGTAGAATTACTAGCACTGTAACTAATTCTTCCTACAGTTGCATTTGTATTCCTAGCAGATAATACTGAAGTACCATTACCGTATAAATAAGTGTTAGAATAATTACTTCCAGTATCAGAATTAAATCTAATCACAGATTCACCGTTATAACCACTTGCTATGGCTGTATTTAAAACTAAAATTAAATCTGTGTAACTGCCACTAATGTTAGTAAAAGTAATACTAGAAGTAGCAGTAGTAAGTGTTGTGTTTGCTATTGTTTCGTATGTGACTCCTGCTGCCATAGTTATCCTTTTATTCCATATAAAGCAAAATGAGAATATTGTTGGAATTTTGTTGCTGCATAACCTTGGTTAAAAGTTATTTTTGTTACTGCTGCTGTATTTTGCCATATTCCTCCAACTAAACTTACTTGTCCAGTTCCATTTGCATCTACTGCAGAAAAAAGTCTAGTAGTAGTTTTTTTGTTAGTGTTTGTATAATCTAGTATATCTATAACTAAAGCACCAAATATACTAGTCATACCAGTTCCACTGCCAGCAAATCGTTCAAGAATAATTCCAGCATCAAGATTTGTGTACGCTGAATCATAAGCGGTAGCACCATCGCCATAAAGTTCGTGGTCAAAATAATTACCTAAGTTGGTGTCAGTATTAAAAGTAATATAAGGTGAGTTGAGGTCAGCATTTCTATCAGTTTTACCTAATACTCGCAACTGCAAATGAGTAAAAGTCTGAGGTATGTTATCAAATACCACAGTAGCGCTTCCACTGCTGTTGACAACTGTTGTAGCAATGGATTCAAATGATGGCGGCATATAGGCATCATTGCCCACCAACAGATTACCTCTGCGTAGTTTGTTCTTTATGCTGACTACAGCCATTAGGCTATTACCTCATCCCAAGATAGGGTTGCTTCATTCCAGGTGTACATCTTGCCATCAGTTGGGTAAGGAACTGGAGGCTGCCACTTAGCATCAGCATCTAGTGTCCACGAAGGGAATGGCTGAGGGGCATAGAAGTAATCATTGCTTGCATCATAAGTATAACCAATGCCTGCATAGTTTTTACGGAAATTGCCATTGTAGGAAGTCTGCTTCCACTTGGTATCTTCACCAAAGAGTGACTTGCAGAACAAGATACCCTTGACTTCGCTTTCAACTCCGTCAAGTAGTAGTTCATCGTTGGCTACAACGATTACCTGTGTGACTATGTTGTTGTCGTCTAGTTGTGCAAAGTGTGCCATTTTTCTCCTTTATGCTGCATATCTAACAATTACAATACCGCTACCACCATTGGCACCACCGCCGCCACCGTTACCTCCACCACCAGAACCGCCTCCAGTATTTATAGTTCCAGCAACTGCAGCAGAAGCGTTTAATCCACTATCTCCACCGCCACCAGTTCCACCTGTTGCTCTTGTTGTCGTAGAGTTTGGTCCTCCACCTCCACCACCAGCATAAGTCACAGAAGAACCAGAAATAGAAGATGAAGAGCCATTACCACCATTGCCACCAGTGCTTCCAGATGCAGCATTTCCAGTAGCACCCGCACCACCGCCTCCGCCGCCAGCAAAATTTCCAGCAGGACCAGCACCAGCACCACCACTATTACCTTCAGATGGGGAGTATCCACCTTCGTTTCCTGTACCTGCGGGGCGACCAGGTGGTTGTTCGGCTCCTGAGCCACCACCACCTGAGCCACCATTACCGCCAGGAACACCGTCTGGATAACTTTGATTACGCTCTCCACCATAACCGCCGCCAGTTGCAGTTATGCTTGAAAATACAGAATTACTTCCTTTATTTCCGCGAGTAAAGGTTGCTGGCGTTGAACCGCCTGCTCCTATGGTTACGGTATATCCAGTTCCAGAAGTAACAGATAATGCGGTTCCACCAACATTAGTCCTAAAACCACCACCACCACCGCCACCACCCGAACTGTATCCACCACTTCCACCACCTGCAACTACAAGATATTCAACAGATAAGTTTTCGCTAGGAGTAAAAGTTCCAGATGATGTAAAAGTATGAATCCAATAGCCACCAGAATAAGCAGTGGTTCCACCAGTTGCTTTAGGAGCAAATGCAGCATTACCAACAAGCAGGCTACGGCTGAAGGTTCCGTTCTTAAGACTTCTGATTGCCATTAGAAAGTTATACTCCCTGTTCCAGTAAATACATAATAGGTGTATCCTCCACCTGTATTCCTTGTTGGAGAACCAGTTGTTGCTGAGGCAGTAACATCTCCAGAAATTCTGAAAATAACAATACCGCTACCGCCTGAACCACCAGTTGAGTTTCCAATATTACTTCCTGTTCCACCGCCTCCTCCGCCACCTGTATTAGCGTCAGCATTAGAGCCATTATGAACTGAATTTCCTCCACCATCTCCACCGCCACCAAGTCCGCCAGTTCCTTTATTTTGTGTAGTCCTACCACCAGCACCACCACCGCCACCAGCAAAATAATAGTTACCGCCTGATAGTTCACCAAAACCTGTTGTTGAACCGCCTGAAATTGCTGTATAAGAACCATTGCCGCCGTTGCCGCCGTTATATGTTCCTGCACCACCTGTGCTTCCGTTGGCTCCAGCACCACCACCGCCACCACCACCAGAACCATTTACGGAATCGGTTACTGAGGCTGCTCCACTATTACCTTCTGCTGGACTATAACCACCTTGATTACCTGCCGCACCTGCTTGTGTTCCACCACCAGCACCTGAACCAGAACCACCTGTGTTAGAAGTCCAATTGCTATTTGTTCCGTTGCTTTGACCGCCACCTGTGCAGGTAAAAGTTGTAAATCCTGTTCCTGCAATAGAACTGTTACTACCTTTAGTTCCATTACCTTTAGCAGTTCCACCAGCCCCACCTGCACCAACTGTAATAGTGTAAGAAGTGCCAGCATTAAAAGTTTGTGAAGTGGCAGTTCTATAACCACCCGCACCTCCACCGCCACCGCCAGTATCAGAGCCACTTTCAGAACTGCCAGCGCCTCCGCCTCCTGCAACAACTAAAAAATCAGCAGTTCCAGGAAAAGGTATATAAGCAGCATTACCTACAAGCAAACTAGACGGTGATACGGTACCTGTCTTGTAACTTGTGATTGACATTAGGCGTTAGACTCATCTCCGAATGCCTGGAATGCAATGTTTGCAGTTGAGGCATAAACCTTGATAACATCGCTAGCAGCAAGGGTGATACCAACAGTAATGATTGTAGTATCAGATGCACCTACTGTGATGTCATATCCGAAGTATTGCTTGTTTAGAATAGTTGCAGATACATCAGCAGCAGGCTGAATGATGATACGGAATGTAGCAGCAGTAGCAGTAAGGTTTGCTACAGAGATGCTAGATACTACCGCTTCCTTCGCAGAAGGAACGGTGTATAGGGTTGTTACAGTTGTCGCAGATGGGTTTGATTGCCCAAGGACTTTTTTAGCCATTTAGTTATTTCTCCTTTAAGCGCCCATCAGCATAAATACTGACGGTGTTGGGTCGGTTACGATTGCTGCCCACGAAGCGGTTGTTCCGTTCGTAGTCAAATACTTTCCTGAGTTGCCAGTCTGGCTAGGTAGCGCATCTACGCTAGCCCACGATGAGGTGGTTCCATTTGTGGTCAAATATTTTCCAGACTGACCAGCCTGAGCAGGAACTACATACGCACTTGCTGTATCTAGGTTAAGGGTTACCGCACCAGAGGTGCCACCACCTGTTAAGCCAGTTCCAGCAGTGACTGCTGTGATGTCACCAGTAGATGTAAATACCTGCCATGATGATGTGCTTCCATTCCAGACATACATGTTTCCATCTGTGGTGTTGTAATAAATAACACCAGCAGTTAAAGGGTTTCCATCGTTGTCTGTGGTTGGGGCTGTTGCCTTTGGACCAAGATAACGGTCATCAAATGACTCCCAAGCAGTTTCTGCAGATGTAGCACTTGTTGCTGCGCTGGCTGCAGATGTGGCTGCTGCAGTGGCACTTGCTGCTGCGGAGGTAGCGGATGTCGCTGCTGCCGTAGCAGAGGCTGCTGCAGAGGTTGCTGAGGTAGCAGCAGCAGTAGCAGATGCACTTGCGCTGGAAGCCTGAGCGATTGCAATGGATGCTGCACTGTCTGCGCTTGTCGCACTTGTTGCTGCTGCAGTTGCGCTGGCAGCAGCACTGGTTGCTGATGTGGCAGCAGCCGTTGCACTATTTGCAGCACTGGTTGCAGAAGTTGCAGCAGCAGTGGCACTTGTCGCAGCCGATGATGCTGATGTTGCAGCAGCACTTGCTGATGTAGCAGATGCGCTTGCACTGGCTGCAGCGCTTGTAGCACTGGTTGCTGCAGCAGTAGCGCTCGCAGCAGCGCTTGTTGCGCTAGTAGCAGCAGCCGTGGCTGAGGCAGCAGCCGAAGTAGCAGAGGTGGCTGCAGCGCTGGCAGATGATGCCGAAGCAGTGGCGCTGTTAGCAGATGCTGTTGCACTGTTTGCTGCAGATGTTGCACTGGTAGCAGCAGCAGTAGCGCTGGCTGCAGCAGAGGCAGCCGATGTTGCTGCTGCTGTTGCTGAACCAAGAATACTATCTACATAATTCTTTGGTGTTGCAGATGAGTCAACCATTCCAGCGCTGGATAGACCAGTGATTACTGGAGAGCCAGAGATGGTTGGGCTTACGAATGTAGCGCTAGAGGCTGTAAAAGAACCTGTGAATGTACCGCTTGAATAAACTTTATTGGTAAGGGTCTGAGCCTTAGTCGTACCAACAACCGCGCCATCACCAGAGGCAATACCGTGAACATGTGTTTGTCCAGCAGCCACAAGGATTGCTTGGTCAATATCGTAACCACGGGCTGCAATGTGATTCTGTGATTCACGGAAGTCACGACCCGATACACCGTGACGAACTACTGCACCAGCAGAGTGTGCTACGCCTTGGGTATTGTCAGCGCCACGAGTTACTGTAAGGGTTGTGCTACTACCAGAGGTAACTGTGACAACTTCTTCTTTAGAGGTATCTGGGTCAACAATAAGCGTGTATGGATAATCTGTTGGGAATCCACTGATGGATGCCACAATGAATGATGTGTTGCTTGCCCCTTGTGCCTGTGCGGGGATGGATGACTGGAGCGAGGTTTCTACTGCGGTTGAGGAGTAGTACCGCGCTGGTGAGCCTGGGTCGCCTGCTGCCATTTTCTACCTTATCTCTGATAGTGCGAACGGATTGGATATTGACGGCGTTGGTTATTCGCCACTTCGTTTAAACGCTGTTGATAAATGTTGTACAAGAATCTGGAGGCGTTCTGACCTGAACCATTTGGTCGCACGCCATCAAGAATGTCTGCTGCTGCAGACTGAGGACCAAGGCGTGAAGGGTCCAAGAATGAAATCATGCGGAAGGCTGCGCCATAGATGACAACATCCTCCGAATATGATGGAAAGCCTGTTACTGTTTCGTACTCTTGATTGTCGCTAGTAAGCAGCGTTGGGCGCTTGCTATAGGTGACATGTACGGTTTGTCCAGGAACAATCTCTGAGTAAACAGATAGGCTCTTTGTGGTGCTAAAAGCATCTGAGTCTGCAGTTCTATCTAACTGCCATGCACGGGCAGGGAACCACTCCTTGGAAGGACCCACGATGGAGTAGGTAACTGATAGAACATTCTGTACTGCAGCAGGAATCTGGTATGAGTATTGTGCTGCTACATAATCAAAGTCATAAGTACCTACGGCAAATATGCTTGGGTACATAGAGTCAATGGTGTTGTTAATAGCGTTCTTAATTTCTTGCCGTGGGAACAGTGGACCCATAATCACTTTAGCATCTTGGTTATGAGAAGCAGCACTTGTTCCACGCTGCGCTCTACCCCATGGGGCAAGCGTTAAAGTGTTAGCCACATTGTCTGTTGAGTTAACAAATACGATTTCATCATCAATCTGTACATAACCACGACCAATGACCGAAGCATCGTAAACACTTAAGGTAGTTGCTGTGCTAGTGGCGTTGCTAACTAGCCATGTTGCTGGCTCTGTATTCTCTGTATAGCCATGCAGTACAGCCTCAACGCGGTCTGCTAGTTGGGCAAATGTACTCATAGGTTAATGCTCCTTAATGCAGCCACGGCTGATAGTCCAGAGGTACCTGCAAGTTCATTGCAGATGGCGTTTAAACCTTTATAGTTATTTGGCTGGCGAGTAGAACTAGCCTTGTAATTGAGGGCAGCAATAAGTCCTTTGCCAGTTGTTCCAGCCCACGCATTGGCAGCGCCCTGTGGCGCATCGTAAGCCGTATAAACGGGGTATGTACCGCCATTGGCTAGACGGTTAAGTTCTCCCGTAAGGGTACTTCCTGCTACTCCTGTTGCCATTACTTGCCTTTCTTCTTAGCCTTGCGAGCCACTGCAGCGTTATCTACTAGGTTCGGATACTTCCGACCCGCAGCCTTTGCACGAGCCTTGGCAGCAGCCTTCTGTGCAGAAGTAAGTCTTGTAGATGTCTTTTTTGGATTCTTCTTGTCCCAAAATGCTTTACCTTTCACCATTTCACCTTATTCGCCCAATATGCTGCGCTCATCTTGCCTTTGGCAATGTTCTTTGCGTGGCGTGCTTTAAATGACTTTTGGCGTTTTGTTGGCTGTCTATCGCCAGTTACGCCCTGCTGACCAAAACGAATGGTCTTAACTTGGCTGCCTTCTTTTGCAACCACAACATGTGACTTAGTTGGGTGGCTTGGCGTGCGCTTTGGTTTATTGAAACCAGACACGCCAGCCCTTGCTAAGCGTGGGTCGCGCTTATTTCTTTTTTCCGCCACGCTTTGCAGCCTTCTTCTTTGCCATTCCTGCTTCGCTCATAGCGATAGCAACGGCTTGCTTCTTGGACTTAACAACGGGTCCACCCTTACCTGAGTGAAGGGTTCCACGCTTGTACTCGCCCATTACTTTGCCAACTTTCTTGGCTGCTGCTTTTTTCTTCATTAGTCGTAATCCTCATCTTCCATGTCTTTATTGTTTGACATACCGATTGGGGATTCACCGATACGGATAATTGGTTTGTTGTAAATGGCTACATTAGGAGCCTTTGGTAGTTCTGTTGGGGTTCTGCCACCTACACCGTAGGGGGTAACAGTTCCGAAGCAGTTGCACTCAACGCACATTATTCTTCCTCATCTTCGTAAATGTCCTCATCTTCTATGGTGGGAGAGGGCAGTCCCCACATTGGCTCTGGAATGATTGAGTTAGTCGTCATCATCCTCATCCAACATTTTCTTAATCTCATCCTCAGAAGGCGCTTTGTAACTCACCCAACTTGGATAAGAACCTTTATCCATAACAAAGGACAGGGCTAGTTCAGACTTAAAGCCTGCTTTGAGCAAAGAGTTGTAGTACTCATTAAGCCAAATGCAGTACATTTCAAGTTCTGTATATGACTCATCCTTGACTGTACGCACGCGCTTTTGCGCTGCTTTCTTGCGTGGTTTGCGAGCAGCCATTATTCCTCCCTATGCTCCGTATGCCTTGCCTGTTTCATTTGAAATTCTTACTGCTTCTTGAACCTTCTTCATGCTGGTTCCTGCGGGCTGTATGCCCTGAGAGCGGGCATCTCTATATGCCTGTAATTCTTTATCCCACTTGCGGGATGAAACCTGTAGGTTTGAATTGGCATCGCCAGTGTTCATAGTCAAGGTGCTGACTTTGCAGCCAAAGCAACCTTCTACAAATTCTGGGTGGGTCTGTTGTTGATGTAGGCTCATGCTGGTGTTATGTACTCTCCGTAGCCCTGAGCAGTTAACTCATCGGCTGTTTGTTGGGTAATTAAAGTCTTTGTACCGCCTAGATAGAACTCCTCAGCCTGGTCTGTCTGTACTTGGCTTGGGTATCTGAACGAGGAGTATACACCGTTTAAACGCAAGACTGAGATTCCACGGGCTAACTTGTAGCGAGCAAAAAGGATGTTATCCCCTGCAGGAGTTTCATCTACCGTAGGGGTAGTGAAGTAATACATTGACATGAATCCTCCTTAATGGACTCACCCCGAAGGGATAGACTTTTCAAATATGCCTATCCCTCAGAGTCAATCAACTAGAGAGCAGCGATTGAAGAACCAGTTTCAATGCGGTATAGCGCCTCTTGACGGTAGATGCTCCATCCGAGAACACCGTACCAACCGATTGGGCGGAAACGCATCAACTTATCAGTCACTGGACCGATAACAACATTTGGCTCCTGTGAAACGGCTTCTGCCAATGCTTGCTTTCCAGCAAGGATTGTGGAGAATACGCGAGTTACAGGGGTTACAGTTACAACAGTAGTTGCAGTAACTGCAGCAGTGTTAGCGGTATCAACAGTGATTGTGGTTGTTGAACCTGATGTTGAAAGTGCAGTAATCTTTGCACCTGAAGCGATACCAGTTCCAGCAATCTTGTCGCCGACTTCTGCACGAGTTGCAATTACTGAAGAAGAAGCAACACCGAAGGTGAAGCCTGCTGATGTACCAGCAACAGTTACTGCTGTGGTAGCAAGAGCGGTCTGGTCTGCACCTGACTTAGCAGAGTACATGCGTGGGTTTTCAATGTAGAAAGCACCTTCATAAGTTCCGATGGAACCAGCAAACAAGTTGCCGAGTGAAGCATCGGTGTGTAGGTGCGACTCACGCCAGCCAACCGAGCCAGTTTCGGCGCGGAGGTCGTGTGAAACTTCTGGGTGAATACCAACCCAGTAGAGGCTGCCTGCACGAGGAACAGCCTTGTTTGAGCGAAGTTTAGCAACAGCCTTGCGAAGGTCAGCAGAATCAATGGTGTCTGATGCTGTGATGGTCGCTGTGGATGTGCGGGTTCCGCCGTAGATAACATTGGTGCCTGCGACAAGGACATTCTGTGCCACTGTGTCAAGAGAGTCAGCCATGTTAAATGCGATGATGTCTGCAACTGCAGGGTCAACATCGGAGAGTGAGAACAACTGAAGTTTACGAGTAACGAGTGATGCGTTGCCGTATTCGTTAAGAGTAACGGAAACGGTGTCAACATCACTGAGTGCTACTGCATCAATATCTGTTGTTTCAGAGAGTGTAGAAGTTGCAGGTGTCAAATCGTTGTAGAGTGAGAATACAACGGATGAGCCTGGCATAGCCTGTTGAACAGGCTTCTTATCCGCAACAGCACGAATCATTGGCTGAGCGCGGAGGGCAAATTCAACATAACGGTCATACGCGGTTTTTACTAAACCTGCGAGAGCCGAGGTGTCGGTATAAGCATTTGCCATGTGGGTTCACCTCCTGGTGATTGGTTGATGTATGGGTTGTTTAATTCAAACCAAGGAGTGCATCTAAGTCCTCACGAGTTTTGGCTGCAGCAATCTTTGCAAACGCATCTTCATCTACATCTGGCGCAGTGCCAGTTGCAGCGATGTTATTGATTCTTGCTTGTGCCATAACTTCTGGACTCTTTGCTGCAGGCTTTTCCTCAGATGGAGTTTGGATTCCAAATACATCGCCATATTCATTTACCCATGTAGTAATTGCTTCCTCAGAGGAGTCAATATCTTGTGGGATAAATGCTGCAATCTTTGGGTTTAATCCCTTAGCCTGTAGTACATCCTTGACAGTACGCTGACGGGTCTGAGTTTTCAGACCGCTCAACTCCTGTTCTAGTTCTTTTGCACGCTTTTCAAGCGCACGGTTTACTTTGCGGAGTTGTCCGACAACATCTGTAGTAGTGTCGTCATCTTCGTCATCGTATTCGTAATTGGTAGCCATCTACCTATCTCCCTTTTATTAGTTGTATTCGCAATCCACAATGCAATTCGGGGAAACTACATTGGCTATTGCTACCAGACTTATACGCCCCCCTGGGCTGGTCGGTCAGGGTGGGGATTCTTTATATTGCTGTTGTGCTTCTTAGTGATGCACCAGTGATACCGCCACCTGCTGCAAATCGGGCTGTTTCACGGGCAGCGCGGCGTTCAGAGGCAAGTAGTTTGGCTGCATCATCTCCAACGATTGCTCCGACTGCTTCAAGGTCGCTATATTGCTGACCTTCAATCTGTGCTAGTCGGCGTTGATTCTGCGCCAGTTGTCGCGCTCTCTGGAACTCTGTTCTAAGTCCAGCGTATGCTGTTTCACCAACTGCTGGTAGTAGAGTTTCAATGTTACTGATGCCCATAAGGTCACGAGCAAATCCTGCAGAGGTAGCAGCAGCACCGATTTCAGAGGTGCGAACCTGCTTCTTAATAACAGCCATTCCAGCCTTTGGATTGAGCAAGTATGTAATAACACCACTCTTGTCAACCTCTGGATAGAATGACTTAAATGTTTCTAGTACTTCTGGGTTTTCATTAACTCGTGTAGAAGCAAGGTTTACTCGCTCCTCAAACTCACGAGGAGAAACTTCGTTGGCTATGTATGTGCCAAGTGCGCTACGGCTACCAAGGATGTTGGTATCTAAACCATAGGCACGCAATGTCTGAAGGTAACCCTTTTCATTAGAAATATAAGTAGCCTCATTGATAGTACGACCTGCATCACGCAAGGCTTTCATGCCAGGAAAACGAAGTTGATAAGAAGCACTCTTTGGTAATTCCATCTTGATTTGAGCAACAGTAAAGTCTTGCTTAATCATGTTGTCAACTTCTTCAGCCAAGTCTGCTAAACCAAGTTCTCCAAGGGCTGCTTTAAAATCTTGCTGTGCAGTACGGCGGGCTTTGGTTTCAATATCTGTTGCAGTTAATACATTTGAGCCAGTATTAGATGAGCCTGATTGTTGGGCTATGCCATTAACATAGTTTACTCCACCGAGCATACCGCTAAATGCTTTGCCATTAACCAATAATGGGTCAGAGGATGTGCCAGAACCAGTTGTAGTGCCACCTTGGTTGTTATTGCTATCTACTTGCAATACACCATTTATATATCTAGCGCCATTGCGATTACCAGTAAATGGAACACCGTTAAATGTTAATGGGTCGCTGGTACTTCCTGAACCCTTGTATACATCTCCTTTGCCAGGAGCGGGAATGGTAGAAGTAGAACCATCGCTATAGGTAATCGTGATGCTACCGTCTGCGTTTGTTTTTCTTCCAGTTTCAGTTTTTCCACCTGGTTGACTAGCAGCAAGAACATTTGCTCCAGCAGAACTAATACCAGTTTGTTGAGTTTTTCCACCAGTAGAGCGTGCTTCAGCACTTGCTGCCATTGGGGAATTAACTGGTGTCTTGTATAATTTCCATGAGCCAGATGTTGCTCCACCAATCCAACTGTAATAGTAAACAGACTCACCATCAGCAGGAGGAGCCTCTGGGCGAACTGCTGGATTTTGCATAGGATTAGCAGCAGCGCGAGCAGCAAGTTGTTCAGCCATACGCTTTTCGCGCTCAGCCTTTATTTCATCAAGGCGCTTTTGTCTTTCTTCAGGTGTCAGTGCCATAATTACCCCGCGAATCCAAACATCTTAGCCAAGTCAAGTGCCATGCCGCTATAGGTTTCCTTTGCATTTCTAGTGTATTGCCATAGTGGGTCTTGCTTGAGAGCCTTAGTAAAGTCTGCAAATGTACGAGCATTGCCGCTTGTTTTATCAACAACCTTAGCCATAAGGTCATCCCATGTAATGGCTGCAGAATCAACCTCAAGTAGGTTAGCCATCTGGTTTCTGTAACTTGTGGTTACTTCATAAAGGCTGCGACCAGCCTTAAGTGACTCAGCAAATGGTTTGTTTTCTGGGGCATCAATAGCCATCTGCTTCATGCTGTTGGTCCAGTAGTTAAAGTCACGCCCATCTAGCGGGTCAAGCAGGGATGTGTTAATAGCCTTTTCCATATTTGCATCAAGTTTTACGCCATACATGTATGCTGTATTTTTAACACGGTCAAGGTATGAACCAATGGTTCCACCGCCAGTAAAGATTATGTTGCTCTTTGTGGAAAGGTAGTTTTCTAGTTGGTCATCAGTCCAGTTATTCTTGATTGCCTCTATAGCAATGCTTTCAATAAACTTGCTATTGTCAATAACTTTGCCTGTTTGTGGGTCAACTGAACGAGGTGCAATTCCAAGCGCTTCAATCTTTGAAGTAACGGAATCCATATTGTTCTTGACTTTTTCAGCAAAGGTTCCAGCGTTACGAGGGTCTTTGCTTTCCAAAATAAACTGACGGAAACTTGCAAAGTTGCCTTGCCACCACTGAGTACCCTTGAGGTTCTCCATGAATGTTTCTTCGCTCCAGCCAAACTTTAACGCATCGTCAAAAAGTTTATCAATCTGAGCCTTTTGTTTTTTATCTTCTACAGTATTAAAAACTAGGCGTAGGTAAGAAACCCATTTTGTTTTATCTTCTTTATCCTTACCATCGCCATCACCTGTACCAGTGCCTTTACCAGAAGGTGTTTTG